AAGCGTTCATCATACTTGAGGTAAACTCTGGAAAGGATCTAAGAAGATGAGGTTTGCAGTGAAGAATTGGCAGTTATCACAACTGTTTCTTTCGGATACAGGCGTGCACGAAGTCGAGCTAGAAACTAAGTCCTTAAAGCTCCGCTGTAACTGCGTAGGTTTTAAAAACAGAAGCTCTTGCAAGCACGTTCGCTTTGTTCGTGAGCGTATGGACCAAAACGGCGGGGTTTATGCAACTCACGTTTCTACCAAAGCTCCAGCAATCGAGGCTAACCTCGCTATGCATTCCCCAGAGGCATTTAGAAACCTCTTAATCAACTACGGCAAGATCGAAGTAGTTTAGTGAAGAACGGGGATATCTCTAACGAGGTTCCTCTTCGGGTAGTAGTAACTCTAGATTGCATTCTTGACAGGTCACCTACTGTCAAGAAGGTTCTAGGCATACCCGTCTTCGGAGAAGAGTCTCAATACAATCGTCAGTCTCTTTCTTTGTTCTGGCGATTTGCGGAGAAACACGGGTACACGTTAGAGTTAGTAGGGTTCGGATATTCAAAAAAAGAGATGGAAGAAGTTTTTGAAGATTTAAATAATCTTGGAACAAACCCATTTAACTACGTGAATAGGTATAACTCTGTAGCAGATCTGGTCGGTGAACTTCCCTATAGACCAGAACTCAAAGGAGTTGTGGACATCCCATCAAGGGGACTAAGGTACGGCAGTAAGTATTTAGAAATCGGGAGGTTGTAGTGGCAGCAGATAATGAGGTGCGGTTACTCTCCCGTGCAATTCGTACCAGAGACATTTCTGTTTTATTAGAAGCCGGTGTACAAGACGACTGGTTCTTTGTTGAAGAAAATAAAGCAGTGTGGAGATTTATTCGTCAACACTGGACAAAGTATCAAGAAGTTCCTACCGGCGTTACCGTATTAGATAACTTTCCTACATATCGTCTTTTAGCAGTAGAAGACAACGTTGATTATTTACTTGATCAGCTAATCGAATATCGTAAACGTCAAAGCACTATCTCAGTAGTGCAAGATGCTTCAGAAGCAATTGCTTCGGGAGATCACAACGCTGCTATTGCAGTTCTTGGTCAAGGAGTAGCAAAGCTTCTTGATGAGGGCGTTAGAGATTCTAATGATCTTGATCTAACCCATGAAGCAACAAAGCGATTTGATGAATACTTAAATGTTAAGACACGACCTAACGGTTTGTTAGGAATTGCCACAGGATTTAAAACTATTGATCAAGCAACTGCCGGTCTACAGCCAGGTCAGTTAATTACTATTATCGCCCCACCTAAAACAGGTAAGTCAGTTCTTGCTTTGCAGGTCGCAGTAAACGTTCACAACGACGGTTATGTTCCTTTGTTCCAATCTTTTGAGATGAACAACATTGAGCAACAACATCGACACGATGCGATGCGTGCTCACATTGCCCACTCTCGGCTGATTCGCGGGGGCCTAACTAAAGAAGAAGAAACTCGATATAAGAAGACTCTCGAAGACATGGAGAGCATGCACAAGTTTTATCTAACAGATGCAGTATCTGCAATGACTGTTACAGGGTTGTCAGCAAAGATTGACAAGCTCCGTCCAGACATTGCATTTGTTGATGGTGTCTACCTAATGTTAGATGAAATAACTGGGGAGCAGAACAGCCCTCAGGCGCTTACAAACATAACTCGAGGCCTTAAGCAACTTGCTATGGCTAAGAAAATTCCTATCGTAATCTCAACTCAGGTTCTGTTATGGAAGATGAAGAAACGTCAAGTATCAGCAGATGCTATTGGTTACTCTTCTTCTTTCTATCAAGACTCTGACGTTATCTTGGGACTTCAGAAACAAGATGAAGAAGACGATACTTCCCGTGAATTGCGTATTGTGGCGAGCCGTAACTGCGGACCGGCATCTAGTGATCTGCTTTGGGATTGGGAAGAAGGGAAGTTTGAAGAGTATGGCTCTTTATTCGGTATCAGCACCATTTGATGGAACGCAAGCATGCGCTAGCGAACCTGCAGAGTTGTTTTTTCCTGAGAACTATATTGAGGAGTGGCATACCACTGTAAAAAAGGCAAGAGAAGTATGTAATCGCTGTCCGCTAACGACAGCTTGCTTACAGTACGCACTTACCTACGGAAGAGATTTAGACGGTATCTGGGGAGCTACCACACCGGGACAAAGGCAAGAAATGCTTAGAGGTAAATTACCTACTGGTAGAAAACTTGGAGGAAAAAACAATTGAGTCTAGATCTAAGAGATAAAGACGCTCCGATAGAAGTTTGTATTTGCGGCTCTTTACTATGGAAAGTTCAGGCAATGTTTGAAGAGGGAGAGATCTCTCTGTATATGTTAGATATGGAGTGTGCTTTGTGTGGCGCACTTGCTACAGCACCAACACCACTTGATTATAAGGAGCCTCGAAATGGGTAAAAAAGATAGAGACGAAGAGTTACGTGCACATGGCTACATGACTCCGGGTGAGTTTGTAGATGCTTTGATTCCAGGACTTAAGGAATACTTAAAACATAACTGGGGCTGTAAACCTGATGAGCTGTACCACCCAGAAGATTTGTTTTCTAATGCAGAGATCTACATTCAAGTTGCTAGGCACATAGCCGGTGATTTTATAGTTGCACCAAAAAGGGATTAAATGTACCGCGACGGAGATATTGAGAAGGTACTCCTTCGTCTAGGTGTAGATGGAGTCAGACGTAACCGAGAAGTAATTGCTTTGTGTCCAATGCATTTAGAACGCGTTGGACGTGACGATAACAACCCTTCCTGGTCAATCAATGCAGAAACCGGTGTCCACCATTGCTTCTCCTGTGGATACAAAGGCATCGTGTTGGGACTTGTTGCGGATGTATTAGAGCTTAAGACAAAGTTTGATCGTCCGGATTACGAAGCCGCAAAGGCTTGGCTACAACAAGAGATCGAAGTTGACTTTGAAGAGTTAGCTAAACAACTAGAGGATTTACGTAACGCATACGTAGCTCCTCCTAGACCTGTAGAGATGAGTGAGGCTCGCCTTGCTGTATTTGATGAGGTCCCAGATTGGGCTTTGCAAGCTCGTCACCTAACTCAACAAGCAGCTTGGCATCACGGACTTAAGTGGGACACCAAGCACGATAATTGGATTATCCCAATTAGGAATGCTCAGAGTTCAAAACTTATGGGTTGGCAAGAAAAGGGACAGACAAATCGGACATTTCGTAACAGGCCGGCTGGAGTTCAAAAGTCTCTCACCCTATTTGGTATAGACGCAATCCTTAATACTTCTATGCTCGTAGTTGAGTCTCCACTAGATGTGGTTAAGGTTAGCTCGTCCAGGCTGCAGGTTGGAGCAGTAGCAACTTATGGTGCTTCAGTAAGCCAGGCTCAATTTGATCTGTTTCGGCAAGCAGAGAAGTTGATCTTTGCTTTTGATAATCCTAGGATTGACGCAGCCGGTGAAAAAGCATCTAAAGAGATGTTTGCTAAGTGCAAAGCGGCTGGCATGGAATGTTCGTTCTTTAATTATGCAGGGACAGGCGTAAAAGATATAGGAGATATGAATCGTGAACAGATCGAGTACGGCATCGAAAAGGCTAAACACTTCGTATTTGGTGAACAAGCAATTTACGGAGACTGAAGCTGAGATCAGAGCAAAAATCATTAAAGAGATTGCTCACGTAAGCGAATACTACCGAGGCGGTTCCCCTAAGTCAGCCACTGCTATACTTGTAGAGGTAATGGCTATTGTACGAGGAGGAAACTAATGGCTAACGCTTCTTTAGACTATAACTCTGTAGGAGAGCTTCCAGATCGTTTTTGGGACAAAGTTAACAAGACTGATACCTGTTGGCTTTGGACTGGAAAAATAGATGATGGATATGGTCGTTACTCGATTAACGCAAAGTATTATTTAGTACACCGTCTTGTTGTAGCAAGTTTAAAAGAACCAGTCAACTTAGACATGGTTGTTGATCATATTTGCAAAGTTAGAAATTGTTGTAACCCAGATCATCTTAGGCAGATAACTAAATCTGAAAATAGTAAGAACAGGCAATCTGTTGATCCTGGTTATTGTGTAAATGGGCACCCACTTTTTGATGAGGGGTCTCAAACTCACACAAGCTATCGTAGAACACGTCATAACGGAGAAGAGCCTTCCATTACCTGTAGAGTTTGTAATTCGGTAAAACGACTTATAAATGCGGTCGTGAAAGAAGACTAATGAGTTTTACTGGAAATCTACTGCCCTATCAACCAGAGGCTGTTGAGGCTATGTGTCAACGCAAAAAGATGTTAGTTGCGTATGATCTTGGTTTGGGTAAAACTGTTCTTACAATTGCTGCGATTGAACAGCTTATGGACGAACAGAAGATTATGGAGCCCGGTATAGTTATCTGCCTATCCAGCCTAAAGTATCAATGGGCGGATCAGATAAGGAAATTTACTGATGAGTCTTCAACACCTTTGGTTATTGATGGAACACCAAAGCAAAGAGCAGAGCAATACCACCAAGCATTCGACTGGGGGCATACACTCGTTGATTACGTCATTATTAACTACGAGCAAGTTGTTAACGACTGGGAGTATGTACGACAGCTCCCTACGGGATTCATTGTCTGCGACGAAGCCACAGCAATCAAAAGTTTTAGATCTAAACGATCCAAATACGTAAAGAAATTAAAAAGCGACTATAAATTTGCTCTTACTGGTACACCGGTAGAAAACGGAAAACCAGAAGAGCTCTACTCAATCATGCAGTTTGTTGACAACAGCGTTCTTGGACGTTTTGATTTGTTTGACCAAACGTTTATTGTTAGAAATAGATTTGGCGGCGTAGAGCGGTACCGAAACCTGCCCCTGTTAAATACTACGCTTACAGAAGCGTGTGTTCGTAAACGTCAATCTGATCCAGACGTAGCTCCGTACCTTCCAGAGACAATATTTGCAGAACCTATTTTGGTTCCTTTTGATTCTGCAGGAGCAAAGTTGTATAAAAGTATTGTCAACGAAATCCTTACAGATCTTGATGAGGCATTAGATTCTTATGGAACAGACTTCAATATCTTTTCTCACTATGGGCAAGAAAACTCTTGGGAAGGCGCAGACGCTTTACGAGGAAAAATAATGTCCAAGTTAACATCCCTACGAATGCTGTGTGATCACCCAGGTTTACTTCAATTTTCTTTAGAGACTTCTAACTATGTTGCAGAGCTAAAGGAAAGTGGTCGTTTAGAAGGGGTTGTTCGCTCTCCCAAGCTTTCTGCTCTAAAAGAGTATGTAGACAACTTTTTAAGTGCGTACGATGGAAATAAGGTGGTTATCTTTACTAGTTACGTACACATGGTAGACATTATTAGAGATACTTTGCTATCAGATTGGGGAAGCACCCCATACACGGGAGAAATGAATGCAAAGGATAAAGAACAGTCTAAACTTAAGTTTCAGACTGATCCTAGTACTCGCATCCTTGTTAGTTCTGATGCTGGTGGGTATGGCGTGGATTTGCCTCAGGCTAACTTACTCATTAATTACGACTTGCCGTGGAATGCTGGGTTGGCTGTACAAAGGAATGGTCGAATTCGCAGAGCGTCTTCTACCTGGTCGACCATAGTTATTCAAGACTTTTTAATTGAAGGCTCTATCGAAGAACGTCAGCACGCTATGTTGCAGCAAAAAATAGCCGTAGCAGCTGCTGTAGTAGACGGAGAAGGCATTGATGACAGGGGTGGAGTAGCTTTAACTGCGGGATCACTTAGGGCTTTCTTACAGAACATCACGGTTTAAACTTAATACATGCCTAACGCACCTAAAACCCCCACACGTACTATTCGTGTTGCCGGAGACCTCTGGGCCGCTGTAAAAGACAAAGCTGCCATAGAAAACCGTACTGTCACAGACGTAATTGTTGAGGCACTTAAAAAGTACATTTCGGAATAAATTTCCTGATATCCTTGTTACACCCTAAGACCTGCCCACAATGGGGGGTCTATTACTAGTTATCGTCTAAGGAGATAATTATGGTTATGATTCCTATGCCTGGAAAAGGCTATCCAGAACACGACTGGCACAAGAAACCCTCGCAGATTCCGGCCCCAATTACGATCAATACTTTGTTCCCAAATATCA